TCCGTTGACATTCGGAGCCACTAGGTCCGAGGACCACGTTGTATCATACTGAATAATCGCAAAGGTGCTGTCCTCATTCGGATTGGTACTGAATCCGTTGTTTTCCAATTCGGTGATACGAACGCCAACGAACGGTAGCGAGAACACATTCACGACGCGAGTTATGTCATAGATAGGATTCGGTGTGCCATCACGCGAAGCGACCCGTACAACCGGTGTGAAGGACTCTAGGGGAACAATCGCCTTCACGAATTCAATACGTTGGATGTTACGGAAGCGATTCTGGAGCGCGGGGCTAAAACTGTAACCGGATTTCTTCAAACCCGTATTGAAATTCACCGTAAAATTGTAGCGGTTTTCGTTCGTGTTTCGTAGCCAGTCGCGGTCACTGCTAGTCAGGAAAATATTATGTTCCGTTTCACGGTACTTTTGAACGGATTCTTGGGGAATAATATACTCTTGGGGACGGGGTGCTAGAGGTGCTGGCGCGGGCTCAGCCTGTAACGGTGTAGGAGCAGAGGCGGTAGGTGCAGGAGCAACCTCTTTTATCTCTAAGCGAACGGCAGTAGCAGTAGCAGTAGCAGGCATAGTAATGCCGAGGGCCCTCGCTTGTTCCTCCCGTTGCTTCGCGAGGCGCTCCAGTAAAATAGAGGGATCTACGTTACTATCGGGAGTATCCATCGGAAGCGAGAATTCGGGTGTTAAAGGTACAGGAGCAACGGGATTCCGCTGGGATAGCATCTCATCGTAGCGGTTTGTTGTATTCTCAAATAGGCGCTTGTACTCGTCGGTGGTTCCACCACCACCACGCGAAAACGCACCGACTGTATTGCTTTTCGGGGGAGCAACCGCCTGATTGTTCTGCTTAGAAAGCCACGAGTCCATATCTTTGGTCGCAACGTTTACAACCTCTTGATTGAGAGAATTTACCGGACGGTCTCCTTGAACTCGTGCTACTTCCGTCATGTAGTGTTTGACAATCGTATTTATACGGTTATCCATACGTTCCGGAAGGGTTGAACCGAGTTTCGTTGTGTAATATTGACGTATGAAACCAACTACCTTTTGATAATTGGTTCCATTCAAAAACACGGTAGCGGGTTGCGGTCGTGACGACATCCTTCTAACGAATGCGGTGTAGATAAGTTTAGGCCTTTTAACGGGTTCATTGTAACTAGGTCGTGGGTGCCATACACAAGCGAGGCAGCGCTTCTTCAATTGACTCGCGACGTATCTTATCGGTCGCAAAGAGAATATCCCGAAACGAATTCATAACATCGTCCAGAATAATATTTTTACAAATATCGTAGAACGGTTTACCATTTAGTAAACAAATCAAAACGTATAAACAATACATACCACACTCACTACCCTTACGCTGATGACGAATATCATTAAAGTATACGTCACCGATACCCTGACTCTTCATACGTTTCAGGAAATTGGCGATTTCTTCTGGCGGCTCAAATCCGTACGAATCAAAGTAGTACGCCTTCTTACCACTAACGTCTAGATAGGCACAAATCCAGTGACTTCCGGGTTCATCACTAGGATCTAAGTTAAACACAATACCGATTTTCGTTTTTCCGTTCTTATTCATATCGGATACGTTTAGTTTACAGAGTTCCTCAACAACGCATTTACCCCAGACCGTTTGTTTCTCGTCAAAATCAATAGGCACAGGTCCAATAAATTCAAAGGCCTCATCGGCCGCCTCATACTGCTTCATCACATCGGCAATATTGAGACTATCAAGCCACTGTGTCGGTTTCTTATTCCATTCTTTCGGCTTTTCGGGACGAAAGAAACCGAGCATTTCCCGTTTTTCCTCACCGTTTGCTAATTTTTTTACCGCACAATATTCGGTATCGCATTTGTAGTGGTTCTTCATCACAGATTGTAATTTGGACCAGGGGTCACCGGCACCCTCGGTAGGCTTTTGGTTCGTGTTTTTACGGGTCTTTTTCGCATTACGCTCCCATATTTTATTTCGGGGATGTGTTTTATTCCAGGCCTTTCGTAGACGTTCAATAGAACTTTGTGGTAAACACGTACGACGATTGCGCCGCGTCTTTAAAACTGCAGGGCTACATTGAAAATCATTGCCCTCGTTCATTCCCTACAATAAACGAAAGAAAATCTCTATGAATAGAAATGGGTGAAACCGAGATCAAAGACGTTTATTACCGTCGGTTTTTTGTACCGATCATTATCGCGTTACTATTCTTTTCATTTGTTGCGGTGGTGCTTGCGGTTCCACCCGGTGCGAAATTAGCCTGGAAGACGGCAAAGTCGCCCTTTGGTAATATAGGGACGCAACTGGGAGGCTTCTTCCGCTAGTGCCTGAACCACAGGCAGGCGCCCACTATATTCGTTTTCACTGTTAGAGTATGGCTTCCCCAGATTTTCCATTTTATGTCGGCATCGCTTTATGCGTCGCGATTCTCGTGACAAATGTTACCGCATACGTGGCACTATTACCGAAAGACAGTCGTCAAAACAGTATTCTACTCATCATAGTCACCGTGTTTAGTTTTATTGCTAGCGCAATCGGATACGGTCTCGCGTTGTTTTATTACACGCACAATCCTGCTAATCTAATACAGTTTTTACTTGCCATTACAATGTTAGTTATCCTACCGAGCAGCCTAATTGCGGCTAGTATAAGTACAGTAACAATTAGCAATCTACGAGATACACTTGCGGCAGGCAACCAGTAGGCATAAAGGCAGTTGAACTAAAATAATTAATGGAGTACCTTGAAGTACCATGGATCTTCCTTGGACCTTCAAGTAGTGGAAAATTAACCCAGGCGCGTCAGTTTATCAGTCGCGCCCATAAAACAATGCTAACGTATCCGCTAGAAGAACGTAAGTTTTCGGTAGGTGACGGATATGAAGCGCGAGTCTACGCAAGCCCCTATCATTTTGAGATAGATATTCCGAATCTGAGTATGCAGGATAAGCAGATTATTGGTGACTTGCTCGTGACATTCTTTAGTAGTGCCGATGTACTGACGTCGTTAAAAGCGAGTTCCCGTAAACTTGTGATTCTGCGCCGCGCCCACGTATTAAGTTTACCGGCAGCCATGCGGGTGCGCGCGATTCTACAACAATATGTACTCCCGGCATGTAGCGGAGCCAATCTATGGATCACGGCACGCGAAATGACGGGACCGATAGCGTATTTATCGGATATGTTTGTAGTCTATCGCGTTCCTCGTATGACACTCACTGCGTGGCAGTCTCTTGATGTACCTGAGCCTCTGAAGACAGAGATTGCCTATGACCGCTGTAATGGTAGCGTACAGCGTATCAAGGACATACTCCAGTTTTTCCCAGACGGAAATGTACCTGAATGGCCTCCACGTATCCAGGACTTTTATGATACAATGATTCGGAATTTGATTAAAGCCGCACGCTATACGACACCACCGTCGCTTGATATCGTCATGAGTGTACGACGCTATATTTATCAGGCGCTGAGCCTCTGCCAGAAGGAAACGGATATTTTGGATAGTATGGCGGCGGCCGTACAGAATAACGCGGGTCTTATGGAACCCGATGTATTTTTCAAAGTGTTTGAAGTACTTTCGTTTTCTGAACCTCACACATCGTATCGTACGCCGCTGAGTTTAGAAGCCGCGCTTCTATTTATTTATGATACTGTGAAACAGCATACAAAAACCCCTATGATACTTAGCATAGAGGATGGCGAAACAGTTGGTTCAGGCGGAACAGTCCCAACGAATAGCATTGCAAGCCCTTCGGACGGTCACGCGGGCTACGGTTCCAGTTCATCCTCCTCTTCAGTCATTGTCAGTACAAAGCCCACTGTCAAGCGACGAACAAGCCCACGTAAAAAGGTTTCACGCACAAAAAACCTGGGATGAGGGCGCGATATCAGATTTCATAAATGAACCGACGACAAATACTTCCGCATATGACCTACCAAACTCCAAGGGTCGGTTACTGTTATTTACTAGAGATACTAGTACATCCGACGTAGTTGTAACAGTCGACCATCTACTTGAATGGCTGGGTACCCCACCAGGATTCCGTGTATGGCTGTTTTTACGGGATGATCCACGGCGTCTAGCACAAACAGCATGGCCGAACCGTACAACCGTTAACGGAGGCTACGCAATCCCTGGCACTCCCGAGGTTACCATTTACCGCGCGGAAGAATACCAACGAGTTCTCATCCACGAAGTTATCCACGCGATGAATTGGGATATTCAGGCCCCCACAAGCCCCCTATCATGCTGGGGTCTACCCAAGACAAGTCGCTTGTATCCGCATCTCTTTGAGGCCTTCACCGAACTCTACGCGGAGTGGTTGTATTGTATATTTCATGATATTTTGTGGGAAGTTCAGGT